TTGGAGCTTGGCTATTGTTAGAGGTAGATTCAAGAGTTTCGACGCTCAACACAATCCCTCTCATGATACCATTATTATCTTGGTATTGAGGCTCTTGCTCCGCTTTCGTTTGCTTCTTTAATAAAGAGATGAAAGTTGAACTATTATTTCTCGGATCTGTTAAAACTGCTGGGTCATCGATTAAATAATGTGGATTTAATATACCCTTCGGAGTAGCAAAGACGTTTATGTTGGCAGCTTGCTGGTCTACGGTCCTATCGCTGTTGTTGTTTTCAACAGTCTTTTCAGATTTTGCAGTTGGGTTTGCCATTCACTAACTAAGCCTCATTGATGATATCGTAAATCTCTTCTTTATCTTGTGCTGTTAGCCCAGCGGCTGCATCTTGCTTTTTAGCTAGCAAGGTAGTGACCTTTACTAATTGTTCGTTTGATCTTTGCAATACTTCTAGGTATTTTGCGGCGATCTGACCAGAATACTGATGTCTGGCATCATCTTGTTTAAGATGGTTGATTAAGTCTACCAGTAGATTCGAGGCTACTGCTCGATCGTTGCGAATATTATCGATCGCCTCTTCTACATACCCATCTATATCTTTCCTTGATGCCATTCTTTTTTCCAATCCTTATATCTAAGACGCATTTTATTCAGGTTGTTGACAACTTGTTTAGTGTTTAGTCCTGTAATCTCGCGTATGTATAAGTATATAGCTTTTTTATTAAAAATTTCAATGTCTTCGGCGCTATCAAAAAGTATTTTGACGGCTTGCAACACTTTTTTTTCATTATCTTTTAATTTTAGCTTCTCCCACGAATGGACTTCTTTCCAAAGAAAGTACCAAAACTCTGCATTTTCCCTATCATTAACATAAGAAGTTTCAATTGTGAGATATGAATTGATTTGTTCGTAATCGGCTGATGAATTACTAAGATCATCAAGGTGAACCTCTCTCTTCATTGAGCGAGAGTTCTTTTTAACCTTGTGAATAAACCAGTTCTTGGTGATTACACTAAAGTAAGAGAAAGCTTTTGACCCCTTGTCTGGGTCGAACTTATCTAAGATGGTTGTAAGCCAGCTTTTACACTCTTCTTTCAAACAATCAATGTTTGGCAAGTTTGTAAACTTGTAAGTATAGACAATTTTGTCTACCATTTCATCGAAAGCTGGTTCGATCCAATCAATATATAACTTTGTTCTGACCTTATTGTCTTCCGTAGATGCGTACTTTACAATTGCATTCTCATGATCTTTTGTAAAATATATTTTCTTTTTCAAAATTTATTCCTCTTGGTCTTCTTCTTCCTCTAAAAGCGGTTGTCCATCAAGAGAATATTTATGTCTATAAACTTCTAGTTCTGTAACAACATCCTTGGTGTGCTCTACCAAAGAATGGAGTGTTTGATCACCGTAGAACATTTCCATTTGGTATACAGAAACTAGGTGTTCTTCTAGCTCAAACGTCTTTAAAAGCATACTGCTTATATCTTCTTCAAGTTCCCTGTATTCTCGTAAGGAAGAAAAAACGTACCAGAACAATGCGATATTAACAGTTAAAGACAGGAAAAAAAAGAAAGGGAGTGCGCCAGTTACCGTCATTATTAATATTGAATTTAGTACAGCGGATACGCCTAATGCCCATCTCATTTTTTTTCATACTCCTGGTTTTTTAAGTTTTCTTTCTCTTCTTTAAGATCTTCTCGAAAACTCTCTATACTTGACTTTACTACATCCCCAACCTTTTGTTTATCTTTACTTTTTTCTGTTTTATTGATTGTAAAGTTTGGGGGGACTCTGACTAAACCCTCTGCTTCACAAGAGGTACATTTAGTTTTAGATTCTTTAATTGAATGCCAAACAGAAATAACACATTCACATCTATAGCAATGATAAGTATAGCGTGGCATATTATTCTGTTGTTTCTTCGTATTCTTGAGGGTTTTTAGCCATATCTAGAACAGCCATATCATCATGATTAAACTTTACAATAGGTGGGTTTTTAATCAGTAACCCATCTTTTGTGTCTTGAAAATCAAAATTCCTTAGAGTTTCTGTAATGTCTGTTTGTTCCATAAGGGACTTTTGTAGTGCCATCATAAGTGTGGTAAGGGCTTGATTCGAAAGTTTCATTTTGCTTCTCCTTTGAGCTTTTCGTAATCAGAATTATACATCAATTCTGCAAGTTGTTTAAATTTAGTTTCAGGGACCCAGCCAAGCTTTTCTTTTGCCTTGGTTGAGTCTCCCAGTAGATAAGGAACCTCGTGAGGTCTAAAAAGCCTTTCATCTATTTCAACATATTCTTTAGGATCTAACCCTGCTGCTGCAAACACTTGGTATAAAAATTGTTCTACTGTGTGCGTTTCACCAGTAGATATAACATAATCGTCAGGAGTGTCTTGTTGCAACATAAGCCACATCATTTCAACATAATCACCAGCGTATCCCCAGTCCCTATGGGCTGTTAGATTGCCTAAATAAAGTTTATCTTGTAATCCAAGTTTAATACGGGCTGCTGCTAATGTTATTTTTCTAGTTACAAAAGTCTCACCTCTTCTAGGAGATTCATGATTAAAAAGAATACCGCTAGATACGTGGAGTCCATATGACTCTCTATAATTTCTAATTAAGTTGTGTGCAAAGACTTTGGCACAAGCATAAGGCGATGCAGGCATTAAAGTAGAACTTTCATCAAATGGGTAGTCTGGATTGTCTCCAAACATTTCAGAAGAAGAAGCTTGGTAAAGCCTTGCTTCTGGGACAATGTGCCTCATTGCTTCAAGGAGTCGCAAGGTTCCCAACGCCACTCCATCAACAGTGTTTATAGGCACGTCAAAAGACACACGGACGTGGGACTGTGCGGCGAGATTATAGATTTCATCTGGCTCATATTGCTTCAAGAGCTTCCACATAGAAGATGAATCATTTAAATCAAAGTATTCTAAGATGAAATTCTCATCTTCGTATATATGATCAATCCTCTCTGTGCGGATTGTAGAGGTCCTTCGCTTGCCGCCAATAACCCTATAGCCTTTCTCCAGCAACAATTCAGCAAGGTAAGAGCCGTCTTGCCCAGTAATCCCTGTTATTAATGCTGTTTTCTTTTTTGTCATTTAGCCTCTTATGTGTGACCGAATAATAAGACGGTCTTTCTCATCTTCCAGTACGCCGCCAAGATGGAACAGATCTGTTTCAAAGATTATCAAAGTTCCAGCCTTTCCAGTAATAGGTACGATGTGATCTTCAGTATATTCAAGCTCTGGGTAATCTACCAGTGGCCAGTTTTTAATCTGATCGTACTCATTCATTGCTTTCTCGGTTGCTTGTGTTCTTAAGAAAGAACCATCGACATGAGTTCCTGGGATGACACTGAAAGGTCCACAAGTCTCGTCAACATCAGTCAAATAAAGCATATATTTAAATGTCCACAATCTATCAAAATGGAGGACTCCATTACGACTTACACCTTGATCGTTTCTATAGTCGTGCTGCACAAAGATCTCATTAAAGTTAGGAACCCTGTTTGTACATTGATAGAACAAGTTATACATCCACTGTTGACCGAAAAAGTTTGAAATATTGGGGTTCTCTTCCTGATTCATAGCGACGCTGCCGATTCTTGCTGCTTTACCAAAAAGATAATCCTTTTCTTCAGTTTCATTAATAATTTTTTCACATTCTTGCTTAATCGCAGAGACATCATCAATATAATTATGGCATACTGCCAGTCCATATTGATTGATTATATCCACGATCTCTTCAGATGAATTTTCTTTCGTTATATTAAAGTCCATTGCTTTTCTCCATAAAAAATCTCATTGTTTCTTTTAAGTTTTCTTCAAAGTTATCACTTCCGTTAAGAGTGAACCCAAGATCTTCTAGTTTGTCGGCGTTGACAGAGTATCTAAAGTCGTGGCCGAGGCGGTCTGGGACAAAAGTGATTGAGTTCTCAAAATCTTTATTCAATACGCTTGTAATCTTTTTAACGATTTCAAGATTCTCTTGTTCGTTTGAAGACGAGATATTGTATACCTTGTTGAATTCAGAATTAAGAAGTATGTGTTCGATTGCTCGGGGGGTATCCTTAACGTAAGTCCATTCTCGGATATTACGACCAGTCCCATAAATAGGGATCTTATTTCCCTTTAGAAGGTTTCTCATAATTGTTGGTATAAATTTCTCTTGATGCTGCCGGGGTCCAAAGTTATTGGAGGGTCGGACCATTAGATACTCAACGCCATAAGTGTTAGCATAGGACCTCACCATGTGTTCAGCAGCAGCTTTGGTGGCTGAATATGGGTTCTTTGGATTTAAATGATCCCCTTCTTCGAAAGATCCTGCTTTAATATCCCCATAAACTTCATCAGTAGAGATATGGAATATCCTAGCACCTGTCTCTTTGCAAACTTCCAGCAAAGATTTAGTTCCTTCGATATTAGATTTGATAAATGCGTCACAAGAGCGAATAGAATTATCAACATGGGTCTCCGCAGCAAAATTAATAATCCAGTTAATGCTGCGTAATTGACAAATCTCTAATATTTTATCGGTATCACAGATGTTAACATTAAAAAGTTTAAAATCTGGGTTTGTGTAATGGTTACGAAGGTTTGAAGCAGTTCCAGCGTAGGTAAAACAGTCTACTCCATCGACTTTATACCCTTTTTCTAAAAAATAATCGACTGCGTGGCTTCCGATAAAGCCTGCACAGCCAGTAATTAAGAGGTTTGGCTTATTCAATTAGTTCTCCTTTGGCTAATTTAAAAAGGTAATCGCTATATTTTGTCTTACCAAGGTCAACAGCTAGGTCAACCAGTTGATCTTGGTCAATATAACCCATTCTATATGCAATTTCTTCGACGCAGGCTATCTTAAGTCCTTGTCGATTCTCTACTGTTTGTACAAAATGAGACGCATCTAGCAAAGAATCGTGGGACCCAGCATCAAACCAGGCGTATCCTCGACCCATAATTTGCAATTTTAGCCTATTTTGCTTTAGATATTCTTCATTAATTGAAGTAATCTCCAGTTCTCCACGCTGTGACGGCTTAATGGTCTTGGCAAGTTGAATAACGTCATTATTATAGTAATAAAGACCAACTGCTGCGCAGTTAGAGCGAGGATTTGCAGGCTTTTCTTCAACGCTTAATACATTCTTATTACTATCATACTCAACGATACCGTACTTCTCGGGATCTGATACATAATAACCGAAGATAACAGCGTTTTTATTTTCGACAGTTTCTTTAACGCCGTCTTGTAGCAAGTCTATAAGCTCATTTCCATAGAAGATGTTATCACCAAGAATCAAGCATACGTCGTCATCACCGATGAATTCTTCGCCAATAATGAAACACTCTGCGATTCCATTAGCATGTTCTTGAACTTCGTAAGATACGCTAATCCCAAGTTTAGAACCATCTCCAAAGAGAGCTTGGAACAGACTTTTATGCTCTGGTCTTGTTATTATCAAGACATCTTTAATACCAGACAACATAAGAGTAGACAACGAATAATAAATCATTGGTTTGTCATAAACTGGCAGGAGTTGCTTCGTTGTTATTTTTGTTAATGGGTAAAGTCGTGTTCCTAAACCGCCTGCTAATATAATACCTTTCATTTTACACACTCAATAATATGTTTAATCTCTTTGTCTGTTAGCTTCTCATTAAAAGGAATACTAAGGGTTGTAGCTGCGACAGCTTCTGATAGAGGACAAGCGAACTTAATGTCGCCATTATAAACTGGATTTAGGTGACTGGCTTCATAATGAATTCCAGTAACAATTCCTTTTTTCTTCAACTCTTCCATTTTTGCTTTGTTGTCTCTTGTGACAATCCGGTATAGATGAGAACTTGTGTTCTCGTATCCAAGAGCCTCATTATAAGTCTCCCTGATCTCTTCTAGTCTTTTTACTTTCGCGGGGAGTTTCTTAAGGTTTTCGGATACAACTGTCGCTTGGAAAGAATTCAGGTACATTTTCCAGCCAGGGAATTTAATCTTTCTCTCCCAGTTGTTATTAGCGTAGCTCATTCCGTTTAGAACTGCTTCCTTGAAATAAGCAATCTTATCATAGTCATCAGAAACAATCATTCCGCCATCAATTCCGCCTACTGGCTTGGTTGGATAAAAACTAAAGAACATAAGATCTTCCGGGCTTGCTTCTTTCTTGAATTGATCTCTGTCAACTTTTTGGGCAGAATCAATAACCTTATAATCTTCAAATTGATGGAGTACATAAGAATCACCTATCCAACTCACATCATCGATAAAATTGATTTTATTTCCGCTGTTAAGAATAGAGTTCAACACAACTGGAGGGATTACACTTGGGATATCCACAGTTACGTTTTTATTCAACAACATCAAGAAGATAGCGTTAGTTGCACTACAAATAGAACAAGCGTATTTTGCGCCTACATATTCAGCAAATTTCTCTTCTAACTCTGTTACGATAGGGTCATGTAGGATATGCTTGAAATCTGCTGTGTTGATGCTGTAATTTTCAATGTGAAACAAACCAATCATAATTTATATCCGCCTTAAACAATACTAGCCAAAAAAGATCTTAATACTTGTTCTTCTTGCTCAACATTAGGATATGAGAACTTGACTCCCGGTACGGGTTCGACTTTTTTAATATCATACTCTGCAACTATATCAAACATCTTTTTTATTCTTTCGGCATTATATCCTATTTCGCGGGACTTTTCAACCTTTTCTTTTAACTCTTTTTCAAGCCCTTGGACTTTAGTAGGGTATATGTCAGTAAATAATTTCATAGCATCTTCAACTGGGATGTCATCATAGGCAGCTATGGCGACGCCCATTAGCTCTGTCATTTTGGCAAATTCCTCCACCCAATACTCTGAATTTATCCACTCTGTTTGCTCTGGAAAGTGCAAAGCTAGGTCACCGTCTGGCATTTGGATTCTTTGTCCGTTCTGGTGGATGATCCAAGGATATTCCCCTCGATGTCCGTTACCCCAGAGTGTATTTAGATAGCCAGTAATTTGTTCCGTAAACCTCATATTTTTAGGTTTTATAACGTTTATCATCTTCCAGCAGGCTTTTAGGTGATTACTACGGGTTGTGTTGTGCCAGTTGCCGTGAAAGTGTTTAGTCTGATCTATCATTCTCTCTGCTGCGCTAGAGCCGATGATCGAATCCTTGTACTTTGAATACATATTCTCTTCAAGGTATAGTTCGCCGCCCATATCTTCTGACAAGTAAGCTGGATGGACAGCACCTCTTGAGGAGCTATATCCCTCATTGTCTTTTAGAAACTGAATCGTTTCTACGACGCCTTGTAGGAAAAAGAAATCATCGTTGTCCACTACCGATGCCAATGGTGTTTCTATTTTATCTATTGAGTCAGCCATCTTTTCGTGGAACTCATCAAGAGTATCATCATATGGGTATCGTAAGTAATCGTATTTTAAATTTGGGAAGTTAGCGCTATTTTCTAAAATATCTTGGATTACCTTATCTTCGCCGCCATCTGCAACTAAGATTTTAAATGGATATCCTAATATGTCCATCCACCTCATCAACCTTAAAGTGTAGTGAGACCTATCTTTTAAAATTAATAAAATCGTATAGTTATCATCCATCGGTTCCTCCAATGTAGTTAGCGATGGGACCGTGACCAGCCTCATCTTTAATCGCAACAGAATAATCCCTATTTACAACCTCATGTGATTCAGCACTAAAACATTGTAAATAAAAACGACCTTCTCGGGATTCGAATAGGTCTTTATTTTCGTCTTGTGTGAATCCTGCTTTTTTAACAACATCCACACCATGATACATTGCAGGATAAGCACAAATTAAATCTCCTTTCTTAGAAAGGTTTTCCAAGAAGTATTTCCTTTTCTTTTCGTCCATCACATAAAAACCATTACTGCCACTATCATAATCTTCTCCAATTTGACTAAAGATACCACCGAGAAGCATTTTCTGGCGGCGAGGAGAATCATAATGATGAGTTATTTTTCCGTGATTAACTGGATAGTGCAATAGGGTTATCCTATCAATGATGCCGTCTGCTGGTTTATTTTTTAAATAAGCCGTGCGAGGTTGTCCAGATAGTATTTTAAAAGCATCCCAGTACTTATCAAAGTGTTTAAAAAGCTCTAATTCGTCATCCCATCTAAAAAAGATATGTGAGTGAACAACTTCTGTATATCCGCCTTCGGGCTTTCTTTCGCCTTGGTTTATGAAACGGTAGCTTTGAACTCCGTCTTTCATTTGAAAATATTTATCTTCTTTCGTCTTTCCCCATTCAATAATTTGGTCTTTTAACCTTTCAACAGTTTCTCCTGAGAAAGCATTTTTTAGAAGGTAAACATCACCAGAATATATTGATTTAACCAGTTCTTGGGCTTGTTTTTGGTTGGCGTTTATCACTTTCTCAACAAAGTCCTCTGCCTCTAATACGACGATGTTCCTTAAATAATGAGGATAGGTCTTCACATCTTCTATCTTATCCCATTCTTTTTGAAAAAAAAGATTACTTTGTATATCATTCTGCATTGTTTTCTTCTTCTTTCGCTCGCCTTTCTAGTCTTTGATGTGCCTCTAACAGAACTTCTCCTAATTGCTCTCTGTCTACCAGCGGAAGTTCTTCTATATAAAATATTATCTTTTCTATTTCGTGAAGGTTCACAGGCTCCATAACCGGATATATTTTTTCAGCAGGTGTATGGGTAAGTTGAAATCGCTCTTGCCATCCGTGGTCTCCTGTAAAATTAGCTCCGGGTCCGAAACGAGGCATTACATTATAATTATTTATTTTTGTCTCATGGGAATTAATTATTGCCAATTCTTTCAAGATTTTCTTAAAAAAGTCTTCTTTTACCTTGCCACCACACAAGCTTTTATGTGCTTCTTCGATAAAAGATCTATCAACGCCAGCTAGTTCTTCCAAGCAAGTTGTATCGCATTTTAAAAAATCATCTTTAAACTTTAGCGAGGGACGCCAATCACCGATTGTATCTTCTGCATCGGTGGCTGTTATAAAAGAGGGGGAACAAAACTCTTGACTACGGGCTAGAAGGAAGGTGGGCAGTGTTTCTAATTTGCCTTTAGCTGCTAAATAATAAACAAGTGTTTTATCATAAAAGCCCATAGCATTGATATCAGGATTTTGCATATGAAATTCTTGAATATCAATTTGCATTTTTGTAGACATTATGCTGTGAACGTAACCTCCGTCAAAATAATCCCAAGCTTGTTTAATCCTCTCTTTGGGGCTGGTGGCATTTATCTCTGGTTTCATAAAATCCACTAGATACTCAATTGTCTCATAGCATATAAGTCCGTCTCCGCATACTGTAGTTTCTGGCTCAACAAAAGCAACTTCTTGTCCGCTTACCGCGACGACATCAGGGTTTTCTTCCAGGTATTGAAGAGAATAAGGGATTCCCGAAAAGCACAAAAAGTCATCATCACACACTATTATAGTGTATTTTGTATCAATTGTTTTTAAACAGTCGTGGAGTTTTTCAACATAGCTTTTTCCTCGGACGTGTCTGTACTCGTTGGTGCTTCCAATCATCTCGCCAGAGAGGTTTAATGGGTCGCCGGCAGTACTATCAAGAAAGATCACTTTAACAGGACTGTGATTACGATAATAATTCATAGCCCTTCCTAAAGTTGCTATTCTATTTCGAATTGTCACAATTACTGTCAAGTAATCTTTAACTTGTTTTTTCGTTCTTTTCACCTTTTGACCGCCGCAACTTGAATCATCCTGTCTCTATCTCCTTTCCAGTTGAAATAAGAAATCTCTGGTCTTTCAAAGTCTAGGTAAGACATAATGGCTTGAATTTTAGAGGTAGTATAGCAATTCTTATGGAACTGTCCGTCGCTGTTTTGAGGTCCAAAAATACAAGCTGTCAGATATCCCCATCTATTATCCATTGAGTAAGAATACTGACCAAACCAGTGCTTTTCTTCAATAGCATCGGGGTCGGACCTATAAAAGTCTTTCCAGTTATCCTCGGCGGCGAGCCATTTCTTTACAGCATCTTCAAAATCTGGAACAGAAAAGCAAAGTGTTCCGCCTGGTTTCATAACCCTTTTGAACTCAAGAAAGATCTTCTTCTCTTCTTCAAAAGACATGTGTTCTAAAAAAGCGTCGGCTCTGATTTCAGATACTGTATTGTCCTCATAGGGCAGATTGAAGATATCATACTGTTTAACCTCTACATCGTCAGCAATATCAACATTTGGATATCTCTCTTTGATCTCTTCTAGTGTATCTAAGTCGATGTTCACGTACCCGCTTAACGGTCGTGAGGCGCAGCCTATGTTTAACTTTATACTATTGCTCATTTTTTTCAATCTCTCTTAGAATATTCTTCATTTTAGATATATTCATTGTTGTGTTAGGGGCTATTTTTACATCTTTGATGTCAGATGCTTTCATTTTTTGTATATCTGGATCTTCTTTGCTTGCAAATTCGTAGACAGTTTGAGCGTTACCGCCGACATTTATGATACCACAGCAATCAATTAATTTTAAGATGTTTTTTGCGGCTTCGTCTTCAAAAATATAGCTTTTTCTAATATCTACGGCTGCTTTTTTGTGAGGAAATGGCTTGTTTGACATACACAATCTTAAAATCAAAGAGTTATCATAGATCCTAACTGCCGCTTCTCCTCCTAATTTTGACCAACCATACTTTGTTATACCATCATTATTGCCCAAATAGGGAGATACAGGGTCAGTTTCTTTATAATCGCCCTCTGTACCGGGATATACATAGTCTGTTGATATATATATCATTTTGACTCCATAACGCATACATGCTAAAGCTACGTTTGCAGTACCGATGATGTTAGTTTCAATACTAATACCAGGATTGTCTTGATGCTTTCTCATCGGTCTGGTGTAGGCTGCGGAGTGGATAAAATAATCTGGTTTGAAGTCTTCTACACGACGGACCACTTCATCAAGGTTTGTAATATCCATTAAATCTCTTGAAGGATTATCCACAATATATTGAGGGGTTGCAAAATGATTAAGCATTCTTGCCAAGTTTCCTTTGCCACCGGAAATCAATATTTTTTTAGAACTTGTATCCTTCATTTACCAAGGGATCCTTCCTGTAAGGATATGATATATCATCAACCAATCTGATAACTTCGCTCGCAATGGGTTTGACCAAGCGGCGGGCTCGTTCTTTTCAAAGAAGAGATGACCAGACCAAGCGAATGGATAAATAATAAAAGGTGCTGCGATGATCGCGACCCAGTATTGGCTGTACACAACCCATAAGATGTATAGCAATGTCAATATATTGCCTAAAAAGTGCAATCGTCGATTAATAGGGTTCTTGTGAAGTGTTAGATATTTGACATAATATTCTTTAAAAGTCATTGTTGGTTCCTTAGCCTTAGTCATTATGATTAAATAAACCTATTGTAGTCGATATAACCTTCTCTAAGTTATCCTCTGGGGTGTACCCAAGATTCTTGATCTTATCACAATTAACGTAATAACTGAATTGATTTAACAGCGGAGTATCAACGTAATTTATATTGATATCCTTACAGCCCTTTATAAGTTCTATAATGTCAGATAGTTTGTAATTATCAGTTAGGACGTTGTAGGTTTCGTTATAGCAATCAGGGTTTTTTAACACTGTTTCGACGGCAGTTACAGCGTCGTTTAAACCAAGATATGGTCGATGCTGATTATAATTCTCCTTCCACACTGTTAGGTCTTTGCCAAAAGCAGCCTGGTAGCAGAACTTATTGATTGCAGTGTGGAAGCGCATTCCGATGCTAGTTCCAAAGATGGTGCCCAGTCGAAGGATCACATAATTTAGGTTTTCAGTTTTTTTAATGTGGTTTTCAATGCTAATTTTAGATTTAGCATATGGACTTTGAGGGTTCACGTTATCATCATTCTCATACATTACTTCTCTTGCCTTGCCATAGACACTGGTTGAAGATGGAAAGATAAAAAGTTTTGCGTCAGATAAAGCAACCTTATTGATTAACTTCTTTGTCTCAACAATGTTGATATACTCAAGCTCTTCTTTGTTGCGAAAGCTTGCGGCGGCGTTGGTAATAGCCCCCAAGTGGAGGATGGCGTCAAAGTTGTTTAGAAATTCAGTCTCTAAATCGCCAAAAGAACAGTCAATGAAATTGATCTTTCTTTCCATGTTAAACAATGTGCAGTATCTTTGACTATGCAAGTTGTCTACAATAGTTAAGTTATAGCTTTTATTAAGGTTTTTGATCATATGTGAACCAATATGACCAAGACCCCCAGTTATTAATATTTCTTTCAATTAGACTTAAGCTCCACAAACTTTTGATAGTTTTTTATATAATCGTCAGGATTATATGATGTGCTTGATAATACCAATAAAACAGAGTTTTGTAAAGTGTAAACGCACTCATCCCAAATCATCTCTGGTATGTGCAGGGCGCGTTCTGGAGAGTCTAATAGAAAGGACTTCTTTTCCCTTCCGTCATTGCAGATAACTTCAATTTGACCACTTAAGCATATCAAGACCTGTTCTGTCTTGAAGTGCGCATGTTGTCCTCTCACGTCGCCCTGTGGAACGTTATGAACATAAAACATACGTTCTGGATGGAAAGGCAGGTCTTTTGCTAACTCGACAGGTACAAGTGTTCCGCCTCTAGTTGTATCTGCAATCGAGTTTAACCAGAAGAGGTCTACATCCTTTACAGTCGTCATTTGCTTTCTGTTCCCCAGTTCTCACCAAAATGACCAGGCAGGACCTTCTCTTCATCAGGATGATCCAAGTCATATTTCTCATCCAGATAATACATCATTATGGAGTTAGGCTCAAGAGCTTTATATCCGTGATAAATACCAGGAGTTATTTTTAAAGTTCTAAGGTTTTTATCTGAAAGGTATTCCCACTCAACTTGATAAGTACCATCCTGTTGCGGGTAAGCTAGCCCCACCTTAAAAGAGCCCTTTGGGCAAAACCAGTAATCTGTCTGCCTGTTGTGTTTGTGCCAAGCCACGACGTGTTCTGTGCAATTAACGTAAGAGATGTTAATCTGTCCGGTAGTTTCCTCATAGATATCGAACAGGCGCTGGGCTCTATCATCTTCGTGAAATCCTACTTTAGTGTAAGATACTTTCATCGTACTTGTCTAACTTGTGGAACATGACTCACAAAGAACCCACCACTTTCAATGAAATTAGATTCTTTGCTTAAGATTTCATCTTCAAAGTTCCAAGCGCCTAAAAAAGCTACATCAACAGAATCATTGAATCCTGTTTCGGGAGAAACAACTGGAATATGTGTACCAGGAGATAATTTTCCTTGCTTATGAGGTGTTGTGTCTACGATGTAATCAATCTGATCTGTTGTAATTCCACAGTAATTAAAGACAGTTGTAGATTTTGAAGTTGCTCCATAACTTACAATCTTCTTTCCTTGCTTCTTTAAGGTGTCAAGTAAATTAACCAGATCGGATTTAGACTGTTTTACTTTTTTAGCAAACTTTACATAAGTACTATATTTTTTTAGTCCGAGTTCTTGTTCTCTTTGCAGGTTAAGATCGACACTTGTTTGTATAGAAAACTTATTGTTATTCTTATGTTTTACATACAACCTGTTCGTTCCACCGTGGACACTAAGGTTATCAACACGGAAGATGTCTAATCCATTATTATTTAAGATATTTTTCAAAGCTGTTACGGAAAAGATATGTGCGTGTTCATCATAAATCTGGTCGTAAGAGTTTCTTTCAATCATCTTATCGAGTGCTGGATCTTCGAAAACGAAAACACCGTCGTCAGACAAGAGAGCTTTGATAGCGGTAAAAGCGTCATCAAGGTCCTGGATGTGGCACATACAGTTAGCAGAAAAGATTAAGTCTTGTTTGCCATGATCTTCAAGAATTTGACTAGATAAAGCTGTTGTCCAAAACTCTGGGTAAGTGTGATAGCCTTTATCGTTCGTTATCTCGGCAAAGTTGGAGCAAGGCTCGACAGCAATCGTGTCATTAGAATCAAAGTTTTTAATGAATACGCCGTCGTTACTGCCAATTTCAAGTACTTTAGTCGGACTGAACCCCTCTTTAAGAGAGCTAGCTGTATTTGTGAAGTGAGTTCTCATTGTTTGAGACATAGAAGAAACATAAACATAAGAATCATTAAACATTAGTTCTGGCTTTACAAATTCAGCCAATGAAACAAGCTTTGTGTCTTCATCAAATACCACTTTAAGATCGAAAAAGAACTCATCTTTGGGTGGCTCGCCTTCAATAAACCCATTTGCAATGGGCTGTTTACCTAAATCAAGAAATAGTTTTTTCATAATATCCTCTACTTTCGTTGTTTTTTAAAAATGTAATCACTCATAAACCTGTCGTCTGCACGGTCTGAGCCTTTAATTTGAAATGGGTGTTCGGCTTTCTTATGCGAGGTATGGATTGCTTCGTAACCACGTTTTGAAAAGAAAGTCTCTAGCTCTTCCCTATTGTAGACCCTGTATGGAGTCATAAAATTAACCTGCCATCTTTGTGTAGTTAAGTGTGTTTCTTCGTTCACACTTGTGTGAAACTCTGTAATTACAAGATGTTCAGCATTTAAATTTAAAAGACGATCTAGTTTGGCTTCCCAATCATTTACAATGTTTTCTCCAAATTCAGTTTCAATATATGGAATCGAAGCCCTTGCATAGACTATATCAAATTCTTGATCAGCGGGTATCTCTTTTATAAAATTAATATTATGTTTCTCATAACCTTTCCAGGCTTCTGTTGAAAGAATACATTCTTGTGGGCGCTCAACAACCGTATAAGAAACATTAATGTTGGAGTTGGTCACCGCAGCGAGGGCTGCATAATGTAACCCAGAGGAGCCTCCTAGATCTAATACCCTCACGTTTTCCTTATCCTTATTAAAAGTGTAAAACGCTACAATTAAATCTTTTGCTCTTTCTGCTTGAGCAACTATCTGCCTTTCGTCGCCTTTTTTTAAAATATCAGCGACCTTCTCATAATCTTTCTCTAACTCTTTGATGGACCTGTTATAGCCAAGATTAAAATGGGAAGTCGGTGAAAGAAAAGCTATCTCCGGGCTTTCTTTAATGAACTTCTCTAAGTTAGCCCTTAAGGTTTCCAAGCCAATATCATATTCTGGTCCTTCTTGCATCAGAAAGTTATAGTGTGAGAAACCTTTATCTTTAATGTAGTCGTCTACTCTGAACGAAAACTCGGACGTATACATAGGTATGAGGTCCTTCATGTGGATACAAATCTTATCAATTTTTAATGCTGATTTATGTATATCTGTTGGATCTTTATACTTTCCACAGAACCCTAACATATAGTCTCCTTTTTTACAAAAAGCAAATCGTGTAGTGAGTAGTCAATTTCAAGCTCAAGCATATTGTCAAACTTGTGACGTGGCGGCACCTTATGGTTAAATAATAGTTGATATCCAAGAGATTCAATAAGACTTATAATATCATCAATATTAAATACCCTATATAACATAGCATAAGTATTTTCAGAACTCCTTGCATTAACTTGTCTAGTAAAATGCGATGCAAGAACAGAACAAAAATATGTTTTAGATATTAATATGCATTTTGCATTTAAGCTTGTTAACTCTTTAATTTTCTTTTCCCAATCTTCATCAATAATATACTGTAATGTTGATCCAATATACAAGATATCAGAGTCTCTGTCTTTATCAGTGAAGTTTTCTACAAAGCTTATTTTATGCTCAGGAAGTGTATTCCAAAAAGCCCCTGATTGCTTTATTACTTGTGGAATTTCTTTTATTGTATATTCTACATTTGTCAATGGAAAACTCATTTTAAAGGAGGCATAATCAATGCCGCAATAACCTCCATAATCCAATACCCGAATATCTTTTTTATTTTTTAAAACCTTCTGATAGGCATAGAATAATTCTATAGAAGCTTGATATCTCTCATATGCAGCCGGGTGATCATTGGATAGGATTTTTGTTATTTCTTTAATATCCCTTCCTGTTTGCTCCTTCGAAAATGGATAATCCGAGATTTCGGGATCGAGCATCCAATATAACTTCCTTTGCTTTTTCTCCTCATCAAGCTTCGCGCTCTTCATCATATCTTTAAAAGCTTCTAACGCTTGGGTTTTCGACATATTCTGTTTCTTATATGGATATAATTCGCGCCCTTGTAAATATACGATAGAGGCATTGTCTGGAGTTTTAGAGTCCTGGGATGCTTGAGGAATAAAATCGCTTATAAGCTCCCCTAAAGCTTTGGCGCTGGATGTCGCACTGTAAGCGTCGGTGGCAGTTTTATAAATTCCTGAAAAGGATACCAGTGACGCTGTTTCAAGCTTTAGATCATCTAACATATAGTCTCCTTTTTAAGCATTATCAGAATACATTTCGATATTAAAATAATCGAAGAAATGATTACTATTGATTGCTTTGTCACAAATGAAAATATCGTAATCGGGTTTGCCAAGCTTTACTTTGGTATATTTTGCGCCCCATTCCTTTAATTGTTGCACTGTTAATTCAGCCCAATCTATCCCAGTTACTGCACCTCTAGCCGTCCAATAAACAACGTTGTGCCCAAGCTCATGCAATTGGTTTATTCGCTCAATATTTTCTTTTATAGGTTGAGCTAGAGGGTATTCCCTTTCTTCGGGGTAATGGCATATGGTTTCATCAATATCTACATAAATATTCATATTATATCCTTATTCTTTTCATATTATATTATTCATAGTAACAACTGTCAAATTAAACTTAATAGCATAAAGTTTTACAGTCCTTTGTTATCTCTATCATTGCTTCTACGATATTTGAATGATCGGATTCAGGAAGCTTAATCAGAGGCATTCTTTCGTCCCTTTTCATAACGCCGACTGCTTCCATAGCAGACTTAATGCCAAGGTGCCAACCATACTTATTCTTTACATTATCGAACGGAATCTCGATTTTGTTTATGATTTCTTGACATTTATCTAAGTTTCCGTTGTTATAGTGCTCATAGAACTTGATTGCGATTCTTGGATCGAAACTAGCTGTCCCTGTTAGCCAACCATGGCAACCTTTCTTGGCAAATTGTAACCATTGTTTTTTGCCGTTGCCTGATGTGATGATGGAGATTCTGTCTTTTAATAGATTAACTACATCATCAGTGTACTGGTCTTCTTTTGCATCTTCTTTAATAGCCACTACAGAAGGAATATTTGATATTTTATCTAGCACTTCAAGTGGCCAGTGAACAAGGGGTGGTTTACCAGGAATACCATTGTCTAGTTTCATTTCGTGAATGAGCAAACCAATATCTGAAGCGGCTGCAACTGCTTGAAAGTGTTGATAAATTTGATCATCAAAATAAACTTTTTCTTTGTAAAGAAGGCTGATAACGTCTGCACCAAATTCCTTACCCTCTTTTGCAAACTTGATACTCTGATCAGTTGAGCAGTGAATAGGGTCGCCAATGATAACAACGCACCCCTGATCTTTATTCTTGATGTGCTCTGTTGTCACCCGATTCAAAGTCATAATCTCTTGATCTGTCAAGACACCAAAGCGGCTATTGTAAGCCATCACATAGAAATTTCGGGCTCCCCCTTCGTATAGATAATCTAAATAACCCTTGAGAGAGTCAAAATCAAGACCCCCTGTCTTTGTAAACGGAGTTACAATAGGGAATACTGGTCCATGAAGTTTGTTTTTGATTTCTTGATAATTCATTTATAATCCTTTTAAAATTAGTTCAGCATACCTGATGTCCATCAGATCATCAATATCCACAGATCTTTTTTTCGGCATCTCATACCCTTTGACATTGCCAACAAAAAAGTTCTTATTTTTAATAAGATTATCCCACCAAGACATATAGAATGCTCCACTTGGTTTGTAATATTTTTGAAGATATCTACTGTTTGTTAGACCAGCGGTAAGATTATCAAAGATAGGAATCATTTCATCCCCTCTCTTAATCATCGCTAGTTGAATAGGGTCCGCATATGAAACGACGCTAACCACTGAACCTGTGCGATGGTCCAGCAAAGATACCCCCTCTTTGATATCTTCTGATGAAACTAGCGGGCAAGTTGGCAGAAAATAGGAAAAAATATCATGCCTTGGAACGTCATCCATCATCGCAACAAGAGCTTCAAGAACAGTCATTTTATCAGTTGCATATTCAGGAGGTCTGTTATAAACTCGGACGCCATAAGATTCAGCAATTGATGCAATTTCTTCACTGTCGGTTGATACCAGTACGGTATCAAAGCAATCAGCCCCAAGAACCGCTTCAATTGAATAGGCGATCAGGGGTTTGCCGTTTAGTGGGTAAAAGTTTTTATTTTTTAATCTTTTTGAACCGCCACGAGCAGGTATCACAGCTAACTTAGTTGTCATTTACATCTCCATAATATATCATTAATCACCTTTAATAATGCGATAACTGTCACTATCAAAATGTTCTGTCGAAAATTCGAATAATTCTGAATCTTCTAGGGCAACCATTTGGTGTCTCAAGCCAGTATATACATGAAAATTATCTCCAGGCATTAATACCTCTTGACTTGCCTCTGCGAGAGAATCTTTATCGGAATAATATACCATCATTTTACCAGATTGAAGATAAAACACTTCGTCTTTTATTTTATGGTAATGCCACGAGCAGCGCTTACCTTTATTAAAATAAAGTAGTTTCCCACAATATTCTGGCTTATTGACAATCCACCTCTCGTAGCCCCAACCTTTATCAACGTGTTTCATTAACCGTTGCCACCTTGTTCAATTGTATACCAATGTGGTTTTGAAAGTTTTTCTCTAGAAGCAGCTTCTTTATCCGTCATGGTTTTTACACCATCTCCCATCGCTGATGAAATAACACGGACATCCCTAGCCATTTTCATAAAGCCAGTAACGCCAAGAGAAGCAGCTTGATCAGAACCATACATCGTTCTGTCCAGTGTGATGTGTCTCTCAATACTTGTCGCACCAAGGGCAACTGCTGCAATGGTGACTTGGAGTCCGCGCTCGTGACCGCTGTAGCCAACGTCGCAGTCATATCGATCTTTAAGGGTTTGAATTACATTAAGATTAATTTCGTCATTGTTGGCTGGATACGACGAGTTACAATGCATTAGTTCGAATGGACAATTATATTCATTAAAGATTTCAACAGCGCGGTCAATCTCTTCCAAAGTACTCATACCTGTTGAAATGAAAGTATAGCGACCCTCTTCAGCAATCTTGCGCAGCAAAGGCTCAACCGTAAGCATTGCGGAGGCGACTTTGTTATATTTTAAGTTAAATTGCCTTAAAAATTCTTGGCTTTTTAAATCCCAAGCGGATGCGAACCATTCAATGTTTTTTTCTTTACAATAAGCATCAATTTGCTTGTATTCTTCAAGTCCAAACTCAAGTCCGTTCTTTTGTAATCTATTTGTTTCGCCCCATGGGCTCACTCGTGGTCTATCAAGGTCGTCGGGATGATAAACAGCTTCAATCGTTCTTTTTTGAAACTTTACAGCATCGCAGCCTGCGAGGGCAGCTACGTCTATTAGTTTTTTAGTGATATTAAGATCACCGTTGTGGTTGATTCCAACCTCTGCAATTATAAATGGCTGCTTGCTATTACTCATTTTAGTTCCTCCTTAAAGGTATCAATGTACTGTTATTATACCAGTGGACTTAAGCTCTGTCAATATCTTTTTTTCCTCTGATACACTGTGTGTTTCACTCGCTGGCGGTCTTTTTTCCCAGTAATGATCTCTCGGATCTAAAGAATTTATTGAAAATCCAAAAAGATGAGGTTTTATTCCAGCCAACAAACATAAGGTTATGAATCCCATACCTACAGTCAAGTTTCTATCACTTTGGTAGCTGATTACTTTTTTCATACCGGCGTGGGCATCATAGTCGAAGACATAGGAATCAATGCTTGAGTGAATATTCTTATCTTTGTCAAGCCAAGGGGCATAGTCTGGAGCGAAATAAAGAATTCTTGTGTCTCTCAAATTCTTAATAAAGTGTCTTGGCTGCGATGACCAAATAGCTGGGTCTGAATCATTGTTGTTAAAAACATGATTATTCGTCACACGTAATGTTGTTTTTGATCCAACATCCGATTCATAACCCTTAACTGGTGCCCTGTTGAATCTGATCACATCTTCAAATTGATCTATCAGTTCCCCATTAGAGGAATCCCTTAAGTTGCCTGCTGAACCTATGATAGCTACATTTTCAGATATATTTAGTTGAGGGGCGATGAACGGTAACGTCTTCTTCATTTATCCTCTCACATAAGAAGGTATTAGTGCCTTGGCGGGCTGACCTTGGAAGTGTAGGCAATTAAACTTAATCTTCCTATCAAGCCAGATTTTCTTACAATAAGGTGTATTCCCTTTCCAATATACTTTTTTAATGCCATCTTCTGTTTCATAACCGTCGTCGCCATTAATATTGTGATCGAAGACAGAATCATTGATGATTGCAGAAGTTTCACCATAATCACCAGGGTTTCCAATGTTCCTATAAATGCCCCAGATGGTCATATCACATACGCCGCCTGGTCGATCAGAGTTTTGCAAGTTCTTATAATGTAGCTTACACTTATTAAAATTGTACATATCTTCTTTAGAGTAGATCTTGTTACAAAGATCGTGAAACTCGTCTAAAACACTTAAATCATTGATAAAAGTGATACCTGCGCTAATGTTATGAGTCATTGTGCATCGGTAGTCTTTAAAGCTCTCCTGTTCTTCTGTAATATCACAATATAGCATTACGTCAGAATCGCAGTAAAAGAACTTATCGATGTTATGTTTCTTGCAAAATCGATTCATAATGAACCATCGGACAATACAGATCATTTCATACGCGGCGTCATTTGTGCTCAAGTGAACATAGAGTTTTTTGAAGTCCCACACGTCTTCAAAGTAACTGTCGTAAGGGTGAAACTTTACAATATCGCCATATTTTGAGTTAGCTTCGTCGCCAAGAAGGTAGATGTCTGTGTCTGGATTCGTATTTGCTGCTTGCTTCAAAGTATGTTGCAGGTAATCAGAATCTCCTGCATGAAAGAATATAATTGGAATGCTCATTTTCGCCTCATTAGTATACTACGTGTGTAATTTTCTTTTGCAAAAGCACTTGTTTCATATCCAGGTGGGGGTCCATAAGGTAGTTGTAATTCCTTTACTATTTTAAACCCTTTCTCATCCAAAAGCTTGGAAAACTCATTACGGTTAATAACAGATTGGTAACTGTCTACATTGCCATAAGAGGGGTATTTATACAAGTGCGTCTCTCTTTTATCGCTAAAAGCTTGCCTATGCAATATAACATATTTAGGGGCTTCTGTTAAGACCTTACTCAAGCACAGAGTGGGCTTCTGAAGAACATCTATAAAGGCATTCATAACGATTACATCGTAATCACTAGCAAACCCAGGGTTGTCCTCATAAATGTCAAAAGGAATATAAGAGTTTTGGGGATGCATCTTCATAGACACTTCTTTGATTATATTAGGTAAGTCAGCCCCAGTATAATAAAAGTTGGGATATAGTCTCGACAATTCAGCAGCGCCGCAGCCTATGTCCAATAAGGTAAAAGCATCATCTTTTGTCTCTTTGATTAAGGAATCAAGAACAGGAAAGTGATCGCTCTTTTCGAGGACTGGCCAGAGGACTCCCTTTGCTCCCAAGAGCATTTGTTCTGGTACTTTAGTTGAGTCATACCAGCAAGTGTCTTTTTTAACATTCAATTTCATACTGACTTACCTCTTTATCGAAACGTTCTTTTAAGGCTTGAAAGTTATCTTCAATTGATTTAGGATGTGTTCCCGTAAATGGTTCTGTTTTGGCAGAAGGGCGATACTCTGGTTTAAATTCGTGGACGCCATTCCAGAAAGATTCTACAAATACCCTATTTTCTTCATTACCTTGCACCCAGTTAAGATACACTAAATCAAAGTAGTTGTCAATACATTTTGACAAACTTACTTTTGCACGATAGTAATATATCTTATTACGCACTTGTTCAGGGAAAACATAAGAATAGTGATACATTTGTACACCATATTCATTATAAAGAGTGTCACCATCGAGATGTTTAGAAGGTAACGTAGCCTTGCCCTTGAGGTGTCCCATAGTTGGAGGTCGGTGTGTGAGCCATCGTGAGCCAGGATAAACTTTAAAAATACGGTGGAAATTACCTTTTTGTCTTTCGAAGCCGCCAATATATCGATCGAAGCCGCCGTAAAACGAGCAGCTTTTCACATCTACTGATGTGTATTTTTCTTTCTCTAGAACTTTTATAATCTTCTTAACATCTTCAGCTTTCCATAGCTCATCAGAATCAATTTGCCAGAAGTAATCGATATCATCGTTCAAAAATTGCATATACGCATTACATTGCTCATCCTTTTCAGAAAACTGACCATGAACAATTTTAATCTTTCCATCGGGATCTGGGAAATTTCGGAGTATCTCGTTAGTATTATCTTCGGAGGTTGTTTTACCTTCATCTTGCCAAAACTGAACGGGACCTTCAGCAATTAAGATTTGTTCTGCAAAAGGATAGACACACTCTAAACATTCTTTAAGAACGTAGTCCCCTTCAAAAACAATCATTCCAAATGCAATTTTCATTTTATCATCTCCTTTGTTCGCTTGAGTGCCTGAAAATACTCATCACATAGATTCTGCACCAGCTTTGGCATTTGCGGTGTAGTATCCTTTGTAAAGCCGTGTCTTGGTCCAATTTCGTAGTAATCATTGTCAAAATTTACTTTAAAGTCAGAAAAATGGTAGTAGACTACAGGTTGGACTTGTTGGTTCCAAATAATACTATTATCTGTGTATCTATGGTAGGCTAGATTCCAAGGTGCGAGGTGACCAACCTTGGTATCAATTACACATACATTGTCTTCTCCTGATAATGGAGCGAACAACTCTAAATATTTTTGATCGCCACACATACCATGCGTATCATAATATTTGTTTTCAACATCGAGTAGGCAGTCTTTCCAGAACGTTGAACAAGAATATCCTGATAAGTCTTTATTGAAATAAACAATACCAACGTTGTATTCACCAACTGCTGCGGAATACGGTATTCGGTGACGAACTACTCCAATGCTTTTATTTTCAATCTCATCATACACAAGTTGCCAATCGTGATAAAAGTATATGTCTGGATCGATGTATAAAACGTCATCAGTGTCCTCTTGGTCTAGGACATACCAAGTAAAGTAAGAACTTAAGCACCAAAAGAATTGAACCCTCTTAGGGTCACAGTTTGTTTTGTTACCAACGTTTACTGCTTCATAAGATGGCTTGTTGTCTTTAGAATTTTTTAAGTCTTGATCTTTTTCAAAAAGCTCTTCTAAAGATACTGCAACGATTCTTTCGAGATTTAACTCTTTTAGCTTCTGATATGATTCCTCATCAGAGCAAAGATAGTAAAGTTCGAAGTCTTTGTTATATTTGTTTAGAGACTCATAAAGAGCCAAGCCGCGATGAAGAAAATTTATATCAGAGGTAGTACAAAACCTCTTCATTTTTTCTTGCTCATAAGGATCTTCTGATATTTCTTGAAGATCTCAATTTCTTCTTTGCGTTTCCAGCTTTCATTTTCGGGATCTGTAGACATTCCTTTCGGATTAAAATAATACAAACCAACGATATCATTAAACTTTTTGAATACACTACCTTGTGAGGAAGCTCTCAACCACATATCCCAATCACTAGCAGATCTATATTTTTCTTCAAAATATCCGTGCTTATCGTGAATTGTCTTTCTCCACATTGGTGAAGCGTGGGGCATATTGTGCCTCAACATATTCTCAAAAGAGAAATCAGGGAAATTATATCTCTCCCCATTGGAAGAGTTGTTCTCAAGTGTTTCATTTGGCTGGTGTGTGATAAGCATATTAGAATATACCAAATCAACATCAGGATTGATGTACAACTCAATAGCATGACGCTCAAGGGCGTTGGCTGACTTTCTATCGTCCAAATTGGCATTTGTAAGATATTCGCCAGTTGCCATTTTTGCAGCCATATTCCATACAGCATAGATACCAGGGTCTTCTTCGAGCTTCTTGTAGACAATGTTATCAGGGTATTTCTCTAGATACTCATTGATTACTTCTTCTTCATTCCCTGGTGAGTTTGCATTGATCAAGATTAACTCACACTTCTCTTTAAAGATAGTTTGACGTGTAATATCTTCTAAAAACGGACGAATAAATTCGTCGCCATTATAAACAGAAGTTAAGATAGAGATCTTTGGTAAGTCTTCGTTTTTAATGGTTAAATTGGCAAGTTCTGCTTCACCAACGACAGCTTTAACAAACTTATCGTATTGCCCTTGTTCTTCAAAGTTCTCAAGAACGTATTTTTTGAGCTTTTTAGCTTTACCAACATACCGCGAGTAATCATTATAAACCTCATGAAGCTTTCTTTTATAAGAATTTTTGTCTGCATAAGCCCATTTCGATTCCTTTTGGATAACACCGTCCCATACGACGCTTGGGTGGACATTGCTAATACTATATTCTACCGAGGCGAACATCGGCTTAACTTTTGTTTTGCCTTTTTTGTCTTTCACTGGCATACAAAGGAAATCCAAGTGACCACTCCACTCTGGTGCGATAACTGGTAGTCCAGAATACGCTGCCTCAAAAAGAGGAAGTCCGAATCCTTCACCGTGAGTCAAGGAGACAATCGCTTTTACTTTTGGATGAGTATAAAGAGAATGAATTTCTTCAGCCTTCATATTGCCATGGATAAGATAAACCTTGCACTTTCTATCAGGCACATTGTCTAACAACTGTTTGATGTGCGCTTTAAGGCTGATTCTATCCTGATAACTGTTATTGACGCCAAAACTCTTTAATACAAGCCCTACGTCTTCATTGTCTTTAAATTCTTCTAAAAACCAGACTACAGTCTCTTCAAGGGCTTTGCGAGGTGCCCATTGGGCAATAGCAAGGAAGTTGAAGTCTGTTTCAAAATCGATGTTTAAATCTTCTGATTCAACATTACGAACTGGATAATGGACAATTTCAATCGGAGTGTTGCATTTGGCGACAAACTTTTCTCCTGTTGAATTATTGGTTGCGTCGTATGTTGTGTTTTCATATACAGTTTTTGAATGCTGTGAGATTGTAATGATTTTATCCATATCCCACGCTTTTTGGAGCCAAATGGGTGCAACCATTGTAGTTTCAATACCGGCAGTGACACCTACATTGATATCTGCAAGCTTTTCCCATTCATTTGGAATTGTTACCTGAAGGGATAAATCAAACTTTCCTTCTTTTGCAGCATATTCTTGAGTCTTTTTAAAGATATTGTCAAGCCATTGCCTTTCTTCATCATCTTCTATTTCCCAACCAGTATGTCCCCAGTTAGTACTGTGTGCATAAATGTCGAATAACCTACCCTCATATTTTCGAAGGGAGCGCATCAAAAAACGTGCGTGTTCTCCGTATCCAGATCTAGATAAGATCGGACCTCTTACAAAGACTTTTTTCATACTATTTCACTCATCTCCCATCTGCTGTATTGTTTACGAGTATCCCAAGAGCCACGGTTTTCATAAACATCGAGTAACAAGTCTAGCCATCGTTTATGGTAATCTTCAAAGTTATAATTCTTTGTTACGTGGGCGCGACCTTTTTTGCCTAGCTCCTCTCTCTGTTCTTTAGACAAGTTGTAAAACTCCATTAATGCATTAACAAAGTCGTCCTTACAAACCCTATCTTCGTATATATAAGGAACATCCTGTGAGCCAATTATAGCTTTGGAAGCTGGTTCGATTCCAATGCCAAACCATTCTTCTCCATCAGTTACTTGTTCTTGCAACCCTCCTGTCATATTGACAATGATTGGTGTTTCACAAGAGAGTGATTCCAGAGTTGCCAATCCAAAACCTTCTGCATCAGAAATATTGATAGTGCAATCAGCCATATTATATAGCATAGAAAGATGTTGTGGGGGGATTTTCTCTTTTGAGATCAATACCTGTCCATCGTCGAGTTTTAATTCTTTAATAAGGTATTCTAGATCTTGACCATGAACATCTTTTGGATCTGTATGCATCAACAATGTTGCTTTGTCATGACCGACTTTATCAAGAAAGTCTTTAAACCAGAATATAAGACTGCCGCTCATTTTGCGGCGGGCGTTCCTATTATTCCAGAAAAAGATAAGGCGGTCAGGATTTTTATCGTGCTGGTTCATATGTGTATCTCTAAAGGATTTAATCTCTTCAGGGTCCAGCTTTTTAAAAATCTCTGAATCGACAGCGTGTGGAATGTAATGAGATTCTACTTCTGGTGCCACGTTTTGTACAATGTCATAAGTTACTTTTGAGATACAAGCAATAACATCATTTGAATTGTAATAGCCTTTATTAAACATTGGGAATGGATAATTGTCCCAAACGTGATAGTAGACCATTGGACATAGGGCTCGGACTTCATCTTCAATATCCCACAACCAAGTGAAAAAACGAGGATCAGTCATAAACCAAACTATATCAGGGCGCTGTTGCCTTAACATCCCTCTTACTGATTCTGCTGAACCGTATCCATCCGTAGGGAAGATAACGAAGTCTTGTCCCCACTTATCAGTCACTTGGGGCTTGTAGTCCTCGTGCTTAATAGCACCACCGAAACAGACAAATTTAAACTTGCCTGTCTCTAAAAGACCCTCAATCATATTCCTTGTTTGGATTCCAACACCGGAGGGGCTTAACGGGTGGTCGCTCATTACAAGAACTTTAATCTTATTATCCAAAATCATTCCTCACTTACAATGTTCAGTATTTAAAAACTCACATCGAGAACAAGATAACCTGTTCTTAACAAAAAGCTTTGAATCAATATTATAGAGTGCTTTTTGTAATAAGTTAAGGGCATTTTTAGTTTTTTTAGGACCGCTGGTTACCCTGAATAATTCAACAAAGTCTTTTTTGGCTGTTCTTTTAACAAGTGCGAAGTGCGTTTCTATGTTTTTAGGGTCTATGTTATGTTTTTGAGCATAATACTTCTTATAGAAGGTTAGCTGGTAAGTGATCATAGGATCTGATCGTTTTCTTGCATCCCAGCCCCAGCTACAAGTCTTCCAATCAATGACATGATACTTGCCATCGGGAGTCTTCAACACTAAATCAATGAAGCCTTTAAATTGATATTGATTATCTTCATATTCTATAATGTCTTCGAATATCGATTCTTCTGCTTTGATAATCTCAAATTCACCAAAATAGTCTTTTAGTGCTGGTATCGCTAAATTTGCTAAAGATTGCCCTTGATTCTTTAAATCACCAATAAGCTTCTTGTTAAGTTCTTGACCATCAGCTTTAAGGGTGAGTAGCTCGTTTAAGAAGCACTCTTTGAACCTATCAATTAAGTCACCAGGATCAGTACCTTCATTAAGACAATTGACATTGTGTTCGTAAACTTCGTGAATGGCTTTGCCAAAAGCAGTATACTCATTGCCTTTAAATAACCTTACTTTGTCAAGATAAGTTAGTTTGTGATAATGGGCGCACTGGTCCCAAGCCTTTAGTTCAGAAAATGAGATATGGGGCATTTTAACTCTCTGTTCGTCGTTTCATAGTTCTAGGAGTATTTTTAGATGGAAGAGGGGTTGGTTGTTTTACAACCTTTTCTTCTTCTTTCTTAACCTCTTGGATCTCTTTTTCTACAACTTTTTCCTTGATCTCTTCTGGCTTTTTAATCACTTCTTTAAATTCTTTTTTGACGATTTTGACGTGAGCTATTGGTTCGTCTGGCGAGCGGGGGGCGGCTTTAGGGGGAGCGACTTTCTTAAATACATAAGTACCAGATTCATCCCCGTATCTGTTTCTCAACATTGGACCCTCACCTTCCTCTAGGGAATACCCGAGGGATTCTAAATTCTTTTGTACATATTGAACGGTGACCCTGCAATCTACAGGGGGCTGACCTGTGGAGCCTCCATAGCGTGGTAATGTAACATCAGCGATTACCTTATCGCCTTCGTCGCGTACTTTGATTTCAACAGTCATTTAATTTACTCCAAGTCGTTTAAATTGTTTATTGCTCGATATAAAACAGGATTCATATTTTTAATGAATTCTCCATTATTTAAATAGTAATCTTCGAATCCAGTTGCAAAGTATTCTCTCAAAGAAGTTGCAGCATAAGCGTCTACGAAGAGCCCATTAACTAGTGGGTCCACTATATCATAGCCGATGTCTTTATGCAAGAAGAAATCTAATCTTTTATCATATTCTGTTTTTTCGAAATCATATAGGTGAGTGTCAAATTGCATATATCTCAAGAGTCTTTCAAGTTTTTTTCTTTTGCCAAGAAATTCTTGCTCAATCGTTCCATCTTGATAGATGTCTTGACCGTAAGCCTCTTCTAGGGCGTGAGCAAGCTCATGAATGATGTCATCAGCCATATCTTCGCCGCTGTCTTGTTCATTTGTTACATATATTGCCCCATCCGAATATTTAGCATTGATATTTCGATCTTCTAAATCTCGGAAGAACCCAACGTATACAACATCGATTAGATTGATAATAAATGGTGGAATTCTATCATTAATAAAAGAAAAAACCGAATTAAGATCAATGTTCTCAGGTAAGGGGTCGCTTACGAAAACTTCAATACTAAAAAGGTTATGATATTTAGTATTTTTTGTTCTATACTTATGCGATTCTTCAATCAGTTGTTGTATCTTGTTGTTCGTCATTTTCTTTAGATTCCTGTTCAGATAAATATTCGTTATAAGCTTTTTGACCAGTTTCTACATCAGTTAAAGCTTGTCGATAACCACGAACCCAGTTTTCTTCTGCTACAACAGTAAGGAATTCTGGAAACTCTTCTGCTACTGTATTGACGATCATTTGAACTGTTACCTCGTCATCTGTTGGGCTTGTTTTATCTCCAACGTAGGTAAGTAGCATGTCCTTTAAAGGCGTTTCTGCTTCAACAGTTTGGTCTAATAACGGGTTTTCATTTTCTAATGACATAATCGCTTCTCCTTAAAAAACAAGATCTTATCTTAAATTTGATACAATGTTAAGTTTTATAAAACCTTCGCTGCTAAAGTAGCGACTTTAGATCTCTCTCCCTTAGTGAGAGAAATATGTCCAGCTAAATCAAAATCTTTAAACTTTTCAATAGCATAGCTCAATCCATTAGATGTTGAATCTAAATAAACATTATCGATTTGTTCCACGTCGCCAGTTAAAATTATCTTTGTGTTTTCACCGACGCGGGTGACAATAGTTTTTAATTCGTGCGGACTTAAGTTTTGCACCTCATCGATAATCACATATGCATTTGAGATAGAACGTCCACGAATATAACTCAAAGCTTCAATTTCAATGGTTCCATCTTCATATAGGTGTTCAATATTCTTGGCTTCGCCATTCATTAAGAAATCTAAATTATCTTGAATTGGCATTAACCAGGGGCGCATTTTTTCTTCAAGAGTTCCTGGAAGAAAGCCGATATCTTGAGAACCCATCGCCTGAACTGGTTTCGATACAATGAGTTTTTTATATATTCCTTTTTCCAGCACTTGCTCTAAGCCTGAAGCTAGAGCAAGGAGTGTTTTACCTGTGCCTGCTTTTCCTGTGATTGTTACAATAGGAAGGTCTGGATCAGATAACAAATCTAAAGCGAATTTTTGTTCTTTGTTGCGGGGATGGACGCCCCAAGCTTCATTCTTATAATCGTTAATGTTAACAAGAGGGTTATTATAATTTATAAATTTTGCTAAAGCTGTTTTCTTTTCGTTTTGGCTTGAGACCAGCATAATACATTGATTAGGATGAAAGCTGCCTTCTTCTGGGTCTAGTGATACTCTTTCTTTCCCAGCGTAAAACTGATCTATGAATTGATCATCTACTAGGTGTTTTGTAAAGCCAGAGAATAACTCTTCGTGGGTATTGATGATTTTATTGGTTTTATAATCTTCGCTTGGGAACCCCAAGGAGTCGCATTTAACTCTCATATTGATATCTTGGGTTACAAGAATGATCTTTTTTCTTTTATATTTTGATTTTTCTTTTAAAGCAGTTGCAATAATTTGATTATCTGGATCATCATCTTCAAGCCCTGCTGGCATAAAAATAGGATCATATCCTCTTACTGCTAACTTGCCGCCTTCTGGGATCTGTACTCCATTATGAAGGTTGCCATGAGCACGAAGGTCATCGAGGATACGAATGAAGTGCCGTGCGTTTGCCCCGACTCCATCTTGACGTTTTTTATGCTTGTCAATTTCTTCTAAAACTTTTATAGGAATTATAATATCGTGCTCTTCGTACTTGAACACGGCGGAGGAATCGGCTAGATGAACATTCGTATCTAGAACATATGTTTTTTTCATTAAGGGTCCTTAAAAAATTAAATGAGCTAAAAAGTTATTCTTAATATATATTTACTTTAAGATGAGAACTACGTTAATCATATTTTGTCTCTCTATAGTATTTAGCTCCTGTACCAAGATTAAGGAGAAGAAATTTATAGATGCAAGAAGTTCCTTTGTCCGAGTTGTTATCGAAGAACAAGTAAAAATATGTGACGACGGAAGTTGTTTACAAAAAACTTTTAACGCATCGAGTAGTGGCGCTGTTATCGAATTTGAAGGTGAAAAAGTAGTCCTTACGGCTGCTCATTCTTGTACTCCAAACGACTCTTCAGAGCTAAAGAAACTTGTAAATGGAGAAATTGAAGTCGAAGTTAAATTATATGGGTATGATATACATAATATGAAACATGTCTTAAAAATAAAAAAACTAGATAAGGGAGAAGACATTTGCATTTTAGAGGCTGACACACTGTGGCAGGACCCAGTTCCTATCGCTGACTCGATTCCAGAGTACGATGAACAAGTCTATAATTTTGCTGCTCCTCAAGGCATCTTTGCAAACCATATGGTCCCATTGTTAACTGGATATTATGTAGGTGAAAAAAATGGTATGGCAGCGTATACTATTCCGGCGGCGGCTGGATCATCAGGGTCAATAATCGTAAATAAAAGAGGAGAGTTAGTTGGGATGATTCATTCAGTACATGTCGAATTCAATCACTTCACTCTCTCCCCCACACTAGGAGCCTTTAAATATTTTTTGGATTTGGATGATAAGTCCGATCAGGGCGCAGATCCACCAAATATGTTCCTATGATTACAGGTTCCAAGTTTGACACCTAGTGTTCATTGTTGGCTTCAGCGCTTCCTATAGCTATTTCTAAAATTTCAGAAGCTGTTGGGCGGAAGTTTTTCCCTAAGAAGAATAACATTCCAATACCAAGTTCTTTACATACATCTACTTCTGGTGTGTTATCCACGGTGCGTTGTCCACCATTACCAAAGAAATCAGGATTAAGGTGTCTCAATGTAGCACACACGGTCCCGTCATTATCTTTCGATTTTACAACGTTTATAACCCCAGGGATCTCTAATAAGATGCTTTTTCTTTTTTTAAAAGGAAGAAAATTCTTACCATCCCACCTTCTTGTGGCGCACCATTCGTCACTATTAAGAATTATAATAACGTCTCCTAATTCAGCAGCTTCTTGGATCATTGCCACCTGACCTCTGGTCGGTGGGTCAAAGCCCCCACTTAAAGCAATTATTTTCTTGTTAGAATCCATTTTAGTATATAACTCCTAGTTACATATAGCTTGCTATTTGCAAAAGGATATCATAAGCCATGTTAAAGTTTAAAATGTATTTACTGTCCCTACTCTCTCTTTTAGTGCTAGTATCTTGTAGCTCTTGCAGTCATATCCCTATTAAATCACAATACAAGTTAGGTGAATTAATCAACATTGACTCAATGGTGAAAGTTGAATCACTTTATGTTATCGAGCACTGTACAGGAGATATCTGTAATACATTTAAAATGTCCTCTTCCTCTTCTGGTTCTGCTATCGCTGATTCAGTTGGTGGGAAATACGTTTTAACAACTGGGCATACTTGCAATCCGGCGATGGGTGTTCCTTTCGGACTTAAAAATGTAAAAGTTACACAACATACATTCCTTGTTGATTCTGAAGGCAATAGGCATGCTACAGTTACTGTAGACTTTAACGAAACACAAGATGTTTGCATTCTTCACTCCAAATCATTAAGGATTCCCAACCTTCCTATCAATTGGGATGATGCACCCGATGTTGGCGATAAGGTGTACAACTTTGCTGCTTCTTTGGGAGTATTCGGTGAAAAGACTATTCCAGTATTGGAAGGTCGATATTCTGGTAAATACTGGGGTATGGCTTTGTATACGATTCCCACCATCGGAGGAAGTTCAGGTTCACCAATTTTCAACGTGCAAGGCGAACTTATTGGTATGATTCACTCTGTACACAGTAGGTATCATCATCTGTCTTTTGGTCCGCATCATAAAGACTTGATGGCTTATATCAAGGAATACACACCACATAATGTACCCAGAGGTATTAGAACCGAGTGGACAGATATTCCAGAAAAGAAATCAAAAAAGATTTACTTAGATGATGTAAGTCTCAAAAAGTATCTTGATACTATCGATGGAAATAACTGTGATTGTGTTGGTCGTGAATGTTTGACTAAATGTATTAATTAAACGATAATCTCGTCGATTAAACCATACTTCAAACAGGTCTTTGCGGTCCACCACAGGTCATGCTTGAGCATTTTTGCAAGCTCTTTTGCAGGTATCTTTGTGTGTTGGATATAAATATCTCGGATGGTTTTCATCAAGAGATCGTTATTAGCCATATCGTCTTTAAGCTCTTCATACTTACCCCAGCTTCCAGCAGAGAGTTGATGAATAAGCATAAAAGAGTGTTCGTGCATCATTCGATGTTCTCCTACCACGCTCATTATTGTAGCAGCAGAGGCGGCACAACCATCGATCACAGTGGTCACAGGCACTTCAGACGTCTTAATATAATCTACAGCAGAAAAGCCAGCGAAAACGCTTCCACCATATGAATTGATGTGGAGATGGATATCTCCAATAGCAGTTGTTTGGAGAGCGCAGGCTTTGTTCGTCATATTGATTTCTAAATTCTTAATAGACTTATTCAAAGCAAGGATCTTGGGACGAGTAACTTCCGAATAGAAATAAATTCTATTGTTAGCCGATGTTACTTGATCTTTTTCAGAACTGCTACCGGCTTCGTCTCCTCCACGGGTAGCGTTTGGTTGTTCATCCGAATCCACTTCGGAAATCCATTTAGTTGAAATCATTTTTATCCTTTATTAGTTTTTATTTCTGTAATGACTCGTTTCATATCTTGTTCGATCCTATTAACAACAGTTGCTAACTCATTCTGCAAAACTGCCATATCATCACGAAGGTCGCTCAAGCGCGATGTGATATTGTTTACTTTTGTTTCCAATTCTTTGGTGGTTGCCATTTTAAAACTCCTTAAATTATATTTTTTTAGCTTGTAGAAAAAGAATTTTTTTCCAAGTTTCTTTCCAACTTTCAACCCTTACAACGTTATTCTCATATTGTGAATTTTCAATCGCTGATGCCAGGGCAAAATCATTTCCGCCAAACTCTGTTCTATCACCATAAAAATTAATTACAGTGTTTTGTGAGATCATAGCATTGTTTTCAAGATATGTTAAGACCTGTGATTTATCTTTTCCAGGATTAAAGATGTCGATGCTTATCTCGCCGCCGACCACAGCAGTGACCTTATTTTTATATTTGTTATTTAACACTGACGCAAACAAAGTTCGTTCGTTAACCTCTTTGTCAAAAGAAGAGTACTCCTCGCGAGCCTCTTGATCTGCATTGCGTCCGACAACAGAAAAATTGATCATTCCGACTCTATCTTCGATATGGTTGCCAAATCTTTTAGGGTACTTGGAAGAAAGCACTTTGTCCTTTAAATCTTCACGGAGCCCAGGAACTTCGATAAAATCATTTTGATATATCTTCTTTCCATATTGATGGAAACAATTTCCCATGCAGGTGAACACACCGTGAACAGTTTTCAAAATGCTTTCAGGCAATTGAGATTCGATTTTCTCTAAATCACTTCCAGAAGCAAGGTAAACTTGGCTTTTTAAAGCAAATTCTGTAAAGAATGAAGCAAAATTTGTATTTATAGTTTGTCTAGGAGGGGTAAGGGTCCCGTCAACATCAAAAATATAAATTTCTTTTGTTTTATCGATTGAATTCATTTAATAACACCAAATTCTGTTTACACCAATCAAAGCTTTTAATCTCTACGTTTTCTGTTTGTTTATAAAACAAGGTAGCTGTCTTTTTGTGGTAGTTCACATTCATCAAAACAACAAGATCTTTCGGGGTTTCTTTGTGATAATACTCCCGAAGTGGTTTTAAATCTTCATCTATCATTTTCATCCCAACAAAAGCTTAAGTTGCTTTTCATTTATGGAGCGTCCTTCGACCTTTCCTTGTTCTTGCAAGACTTCTTCATGTTGAAGTTCTGCCAAGAATGGGTATTTTTCAAATACCTGCGTCAGCGTTAAATTTTGGGCTGCTTGTAGTTCTTTTATTTTTTCGGTTACGATTCCCATCTTTAGTCTCCTTTTCGTTTAGTACTGGTTCTTTTCTGTATTTTACCTGAAAACGTCCATCTGCCCTTCTACGGACCTTTGTCTGCATATTGGGGGCTTTTTTGTTGGACCATTCAACTTTTAATTTTTCAATTCTTTCCAATGCCTCAAGGTGCAAAGAAAAGAGGCGGTCGTTTGTCCACTTAGGACCTTCTTTAATTTTCTCTGTGTCTGTCATATTATCCTCCAATTTATAAAATGAACTCATTAAAGTTTAGCTTTTTTCTCAATGCAAGATCGACAAGATCTTTCTGGCTTATGTCTTTAGCAAACTTGATTTTTCTTTTTTTAAGTTCTCGTTTTAAACAAGATCTCTCCTCAAAACTAGAGAACAAGCCCTTTTTAACCAAGAAAGTAATGAGATCTCGGCGTTTTACATATTTGTTTTTTAGCAACTTATTGCTGGGTCCAAGGAAATATTTAGATTCTTCTAGAATTTGATCTTTAGTAAGCATTTTACCTCTTTTTGTTGTGACCGAAGGCTCCTCACGGATTCGAACCGTGGACCTGCTGATTACAAATCAGCCGCTCTAGCCAACTGAGCTAAGGAGCCAAATTAAATTTTTAAAGAATGGAGATGACAGGAGTCGAACCTGCGACATCTGCCTTGCAAAGGCAGCGCTCTACCAACTGAGCTACATCCCCATTGCGGACTGCGGGGGTAGGACTCGAACCTACATATCTCAAGTTAACAGCTTGATTCATTACCAATTATGATACCCCGCATTATCGACAATCGTTAATACAGGGGCATTCTTGCTCAACAGCACTCTTGCTGCTTTGCTCGCCATACCAATTCTTTTTAACAACGTCTCTTTGGCATTCATGAAAAGAAAGTCCTATTCCAACGATCATCATAATGATAGCACATACAAACCCCGTTTTTAATAATTTATCTTTTGTTTCCCATTTCATAAAGCGAAACTCCTATTGATTATAGCAATAAATAGATAAAAGTCAAGTTATTTTGAATGTTTATCAGCTATAGAGCTTGCGGCGAAAGCCTCTGGTTTTACTTTACAAGTGAACCCAACACCTTTAGCATAACCGATTAACATATCTGCATAAGAGCTTGTTTTTTCTTTCTTATCTGCTGATGATATATCTAAATGAATTTCAATATTTGAATCAGGAAACTGCTCGTAAATACTCAAAGATAATTTGACTGACTTCTCAACTTCTAAAGTAATTCTTTCCAATATTGTTGGAAACTTCAAAGCCTCAAACTTTGTTTTTTTAAAAAAGTACCTGCCACCTGTTTGTCCGTCTGCGCCATGGAAACATATTGCTGTGGAGAAAATGCACTGCTGTCGTTCAACGTGACTGTCGGTTCCAATAAAGATCGTTCCATTGTTTCGAGTGTGCTCTTTGATTAAATCAAGGATATCTTCGTAGAGTATTTCTGCACCAGATCCACAATGCCAACCAGACACTATTTTCCTCCTGAGATTACTTCTAAATTATCACAAAACTCACACCTAGTAAACGTCTTCTTTCCATAGTTCCACTGGACGTCTACAACATGTCGGATATTATCGCCGCCACTTAGCAAGCCGTATGTGGTTATCACTCTTCTGGGCTCATTCAAAACAATTCCATGATATTTCTGGATTGTGAATTTATGCTTAAGATGAACCAAGTCTCCAGTCTTTATCACAGACTGGTGGATTTCAGTCCACAAATAAGGTACAACATACTGATTTAACAGAGAATCTAAATAAAAATAAACTTCGTAATATGACTCACGGAGTTTCTTTCTCATCTTCTTAATCGGTTGGCTTAAATTCATTAGACACTATAACTAGTGAAACTGAATAAGACAATAGGTAAATATTTTTTTTACTGGTTAAGATATTATAATTACTGAAGAATAAACTTGACTTAAAATATAAGATTTACTTACTGGTAATTACGTGATATGCTATTATGTATAATAAGATAAATACTTAATTTAATTAATCTTTTTTAAAGTATTCTTTAGTATTAAACCTTTTAATTAATTGAATAAATTCAATAGTAGATAAACCTAAGAAACTAGCTCCTTCTCCATTAGTTCTAGAAGCAGAGTAAGTATATTTTAATATTGCATCTTTAATTATATTAGGTAAATCATACCATATCTTAAGTCCATATAAGTTATTCTTAACTGACTTAGCAGCTAATTCTAATCTTAAACCAACTATTTCTTCAAGAGTTAGGTTAGAAAGCATGATTTCAAACTGATCATTAGTTTTCTCTTGACTTTTCAGTTTATTTGAAATAGAATAGTATTGTCCTTCTTTAATTTTAGGATTATATCTACGTCTTTTCTTATACCACATTAAGCACCTAGTGCAGAAGTAAGAGTCTCATCATCTAATTCAATCTCATCATCTAATTCAAGACCACCAGTATCAGCACTAGCTTCAGGATCGTTTAATTCAACCTCACTATCATCTAATACTTCAGGAGTATCAGGAGTTGCTTCCAGATCAGTTTCAAATTTATCAAAGTATAGATCGATATTCTTGATTAAGTAATCATAAAATAAACCTTTATCTTCTTCATCAGAAAGAACATCATATGCATCAACAATTTGGTTCTCAACTTTTTTGAAAGCTTCAAAAGCAACATTACGACCAGTTAGATTTTGTCCTTCTACACCGAAGGTTTCTCTTTCATCAGGTTCTTCTTCTTCAATTTCCGGCTCTTCTTCTCCAGGATCAATATCAATGAAAGCAGGATCTACATTATCATCTTCAGCATCAACCTCAATATCAATCTGCTCTTCCAGTTCTTCTGAAGAATCCTTGTTTAGTTCAACGGGACGCAGTGTCCTATCAGCCGCAGCAAGGATGTGTGCTCGAAAGCTTTCTCTTTGTTCGATATTCGTGGTGAGTTTTTTGTAATCATCTTCAAGGGTTGGGATAATTTTTTTCAAAAGATCTTCAAGGACATTAATACCAGTAGATCTTTCAGGAGAAACTTCAACATCAGGAGTCCCTACCTCAGTGATTAATTTTCTAATGTGTTTGCGGAGCATCTTCTCTTCGTTTAAAGATTGTGCAACTGCCTTCTTTTCTTCGGTGAGGATATCTTTGATTCCTTCACGAATTACTTTTCTTAATTTAAGTTCTTCATAGAACTCATGACGATCCATCTGCATTTATTTGTTCTCCTTTTGTAAAAGCATATTCATAATTTTTTCAACAAGGTCTTCTTCTCTAATTAGAGATTCTTCATCATTGTTATTACCTGCGGTGCCCTGGACAGAACCAGTGCTTACAGCAGAAATTTCTTCTAGTTCCTCTTCCTCTTCTATTCTTTCGGGAAGATCTTTGCACTTGGCTTCAAATGCCCTTTCATCTAGCATCTCTTGATAAAGATCTTGTTGAATCTTATGATACTCTTCTTTTATAATATTTTTCATTTGTTCAGTAGTCATTATAACATAACCCTCTAACTATTAAATAGTTCTTTTAGCTTCTAGTCACTTGATATATATCGTTTCTTAACCTCATCGAGGCTGGTCCCTTTAACGCAGTTCCAAACGGAAGCTGCGCGACCCTTCGATTCCTTTGGTTCACTGAAACATCATTAGCTTTGATAACGAAGTCAGTATCAACTTGAAACTCTGTCCCTTCACTATCGATAAACCAAGGCTTTTTAAGAACCAAGACAGGACCATTTGCATGTCCCGCAGGTCTCAATTGTGTATAAGTAGTCCCTGCTGCCTGTACTCCTGTAGGAGCCGAGTTAGCATAATCGTGAGTAGCGTTTACTAATGAAACAATAAATTTTCCTTGTGTAAGGCAGTAAAAGGTTGCAAGCTGATTAAGTTGTATTACGTTGTATGCATCTTTAGTTAAGATTCCGCTTGCGGCTGATAACAAAGCCCCTGCTCCTAACTGTGTGTTCGTGAATAAGGTTTTACCTAAAATCGAACTGTCGGTGCCGCCAATAGGGTCTTTAGGAGTCACTGCATTACTTGTAGCAAGGATGGAAGCTGTATAGTGA